GATTCATGATAGTATAACTCATATATGTATCACTTTCTTGACTATACATGTACTTATGTAGTATACTTCAGCATGTGTATATATAAGAGATAAGACTATGAGCTTTAAAACTGTAGCTGCAAAGATAGCAGCAAAAGAGAAGATATCTAAAAAAGCTGCGAGCGCTATCTTAGCGTCATCGTCACGTAATGCAAGCGCTAAAGCTAAAAGAGCTAACAAAAATTTAAGAAAGGTGAAGTAAGATGGCTAAAGTGACACGTGATACAGTGCTGCAAGTCATCGAAGAGATGAAAGTAGGTGCTACTGTGCGTGGTATCTGCAGAAGCCACGGGTGGAGCTGGGGCGAAGTGTGGAAAATTATGCATAAAGATGCAGAGCTATCAAGCTTGTACGCACAAGCGAGGCAGCTTCAGTGCGCTGCGATGGCAGAGGAACTGCTTGACTTAGCTGATGAAGATATAGAGCAAGAAGCGGACGGAAAATGGAGCAATGCTTTAGTGCAGCACAGACGACTACAGATCGACACAAGAAAGTGGGTGCTTAGCAAAGTGCTTCCGCGTCTGTACGCAGACAAAGTCACACAAGATACTGCAGCTACTGCAGACGTAGAGATCTAGCGTGCGATACAAGATCACAGGCAAGATGCTACGAGACTACCAACGCGACATCGTGAGTGCTATAGTGAACGGGCGATACCGCCACTTGCTTCTCATCGCGCCGCGTCGGTCGGGTAAGAGTGTGCAAGTCTTTTATCTTGTCAACGCATTGATAAATAAGTACTTTATCGATACTCAAATGCCAGTTAATGCGACGATTTTTGCACCAAAACAAAAACAATGTCGTGAGATATATATCGATAATATATTATCGTCTGGTCAAAAGCTGCTCGAGTTGAGCAACGGACGGTTTATTGAGTCGCGTCTATCTCTTGAGTATAATTTTGGCAGTAAAGTTAAGTTCTCAGGTTCTGACATGATCGACTCGCATATGGGTGCTGGCAATAAAATTATTGTGCTAGATGAGTATGCTTTGAGTAAGCCGGAGGCTTTTCAGCGACTGTACCCCATGGTGAACGCTACTCTTGGCCACATGATAGTATGTAGCACGCCGCGTGGTCGTAATCACTTGCATGAGCTATACGAGCAAGTAAGAGACAATCCTGCTTGGCTTGTCGTGCACACAGATGTGTTCCAGCTCGGGCTTATGACACAAGAGCAGTACGATGCGCTACCGATGCATGTGAACTTCAAACGACAGGAGTTCCTATGTAGTTGGGATTCTCCTTTTGAGAATGCTATTTATCTTGATCCGCAAGTTACTGAGTTAGAAGTAGATTCTTTTGCTCCGGTATACCTTTCTTTTGACCTAGGGATGCGTGATGCGACTGCCATCATCATAGCGCAGAGAGTTGGCTCCGAGACTCATGTACTGCATAGCGTAGAGTATACTAATGCTTCGCTAGAAAGTATAGTGTCTGAGCTGTGTGTATACTTAGAAGAGCATAGCTTGCATGTCGAGGTTGCCTTTGTCCCTCACGACACGAGCCAGCGGGACTACATCACAGGTCGCAGTCGCTTCGACTATCTCTCGCAGTACTTCACTTGTCACTTAGTGACTCGGTGCGGGCTGCTCGATGGTATTGAGCTTGTACGTAATCGTTGGCACAATATCTACTTTAGAACTGGAACATTGGCTATTGAGCGCGTGAAAGCTTATATTACTGATATGACTACGAAAAAGCCGAAGCATGATGACGCTAGTCACATGTCTGATGCACTGCGATACCTCGAGCTTGGACTCGATGAGATATGTGATACTGGAGAAGTGGTAACAGATAGATATGAAACTATGTACAGAACAGAAGCTTATCAACGAATAATTTAAATAATTTAAGGGGTAATTCATGGGTGGAGTAACAAATGCAGTAGCTGGCTTAGTCGGACAAGATGCTGGCAGTCGTGATAAAAAAGACAAAGCTAATGCACAGATCGCGCAAGCACAAGCACAAGCAGAAGCCGACCAAGCCAAGCTTGCAGCTGAGAAGCAGCGCCAGCTCGACATCGCTAACCAAAATAAAATCAGTGTGTTACGTCGTCGCAGGGGTTCTAATTCTTTGTTAAGCGGTGATGATACTACAACAAACACTGCAACGCAAACAACTTTGGGGTGATGTATGAATATCGAAAAGATAATTAAGAACTACGAGAAGGCAAAAGCTGAGCGCGATGGCTTTCAAAGTATGATGACTGATGTATATACATACTGTATACCAAGCCGGAATGGTTGGACTACTCAGAGTAAAGGCGCTCGCACTGATACAGTGATATACAACTCCTATCCAGTCTCTGCAACTAAGAACTTCGCTAGTACTATACTGAGCTTAATTGTACCCAACGGCATTAAATTCTTCGACTTAAAGGCTAAAACTAATTTACTGGCTATTGATAGCAGTGATGACGAGCAAAACGAAGCGCTGCAAGACTTTAATAAAAAAGTATCGCCAATTGGGAAAGCAATTTTTGAGTATATTTCAAGCAGTAATTTTTATATCGCAATGCATGAAGCTTTGATTGATTTAGCTGCTGGTACTGGTGGGATTTTATGCACTTACTCGGGTGATGATAGTAATCCTTTGCTTTTCCAAAGCTTAAACATGGCGAAGATTTCTTTTAGTGAAAGTAGCAAACTTATCATTGATAATGTTTACCAAGATGTCGAAGGGATGAGCATTGATGTAGCCCGTGCTACATATCCTGAAGCTAACTTTCCAGATTATCAAGACACAGTCAGCTTTTTAGTAGCTACAATCTACGATGAGCAGCACAAGAAATATCATTATATGATTCTGGACAAGGGAGATTATGCGGTATGGATGGATATAGAGTATGACTATAACCCTTTCGTGATCTTTAGATGGAGCAAGCTCGCTGGTGAGACGTGGGGGCGTGGTATTTTAACTGATAATCTAGGGGCAATTAAAACAGCTAATCTCATGAAGTCTGATATACTAACGGCATCACAGCGGGTGTTAGCACCGCCCACAATAGTTACACAGAATAGCCTTGTGAATCCTAGTAATGTGGATTTTTCACCAAATAGTATTATCACAGTGAAGCCTATACAGGGGGTATCATCGCCCATTACTACGCTGCCATTCACCGGTAATCTACCTTTTGGCATGGAGTATATTAATCAATTCAATCAAGAGCTTAACACCGAATTATTTAATGAGCCGCTTGGTAGCGTTGGACAAAGTCAACAGACAGCTACTGAAGTTAGCTCACGTATGCAGCTATATGCAAACCGTGCTGGCAGCTCATATAGCAGATTACAGATAGAGTGCTTATCGCGTGTCATTGATATCGTAATCAATATCTTAACTGCTAGGGGGATAATCCCCGCGTTGCCGGACAATATTAAAATCACATTTTCATCGCCGATATTGCACATGCAAAAACAACAAGACTTTCAAAAAACTATGCAGGCGATTCAATCTATTGCGCAAGTGGCCGGCAACAACGCACAGCAAGCAATCGCAGTCGCAGTTGATTTGCCAAAGTTATCAGCATGGATACCAGAGAGCCTAGGGGCTGACATGAGTTTATTTAGGACAACGGAGGAAGTTAAAACTATGATGAATCAGATGCAGCAAATTGCACAACAGCAGCAAACTATGCAGCAAATGCAGCAATCAAATCCTGCATTCGGAACAAGCCCAGTAACTACCGGAGTACAAGGAGTGACGCCGCTATGACACGAGACTATAAAAAAGAGTACGCAAACTACCAAGGCAAACCTAGCTCTATAAAAGATCGTGCTAAAAGAAATTCCGCACGAGCTGAGATGGTGAAAGCTGGCAGAGTGTCTAAAGGGGACGGCAAAGATGTGGATCATAAAAAGCCACTAATCAAAGGCGGCAGCAATACAAGGTCTAATTTACGCGCTGTCAGTAAGTCAACCAATCGCAGTTTTGCACGTAATAAAAATGGAGGAATGAAATGAGTCAAGAGCAAGACAATACAATGCTAATTCAAAAAGCAGTTAATAGAATGTTCAATACAGATGATGGGCGGGTGGCGCTAGCTCATCTTATGAATGAGTTCGTTTTAAAAAGCGCGCATGCACCTGCAGTTACTGCTATTGATATGGCTTATGCAACGGGTAAAGCTGATTTAGTCAGAGCATTTTTTTTAACAGCAAATGCTAATTTATAGGAATATGCAAATGGATGATAGTATCAGCTTATTAAGCGCAGTACCTGAATCAGCGGTGCCAGATAGCGCCGCAGCACCAGAATCTACAGCCTCTACAGTAGTATCTAGTTGGTGGTTAGATGACAACACCCCTGCAACTGGAGAAGTCCCAGAGTGGTTTAATGGGAGTAAGTACAAGACTGTAGCAGAGCAAGCAAAAGCGCAGCGAGAGCTAGAGAAAAAGCTAGGCGGATTTACCGGAGCACCAGAGCAGTATCAGCCGGCTGATGGTATTGAAGCTGACGAGTTATACACTAAAGTATCTAGTGTAGCTAAAGAGCTTAACATGAGTAACGATGCATTTAATAAACTTGTTAGTGTATATGCTGAGCACAATGCAAAATTACAAGAGATTAGTAAAGCTGAGATTGATGCACATAGAATAACTGAAATGCAAAAGCTCGGGGTAAATGCACAAGACACAATTAAAAATGTGCAAACATGGGTAGCGAATAATTTTTCTACTGAAGAGCAAGTATTATTTAATGAATTTGCCGTAAGTGCAGATGCAATAAAAGTGCTAGCTAAACTAAAAGACATGACCGGCAAAGTTATGTCACAATCGCAGCCTGTGGTTAATGTAGATAATCCCACCGATTTTAATGACAGTGAAGATTATAAGCTGGAGCAAATGATTCTAGACCCACGCTACAAGACGGATTCTAAGTATTTCGATTATGTACAATCCCGTTATCACGCTTATTATGGAAAGGATTAATTATGACTATACCAGTGCAAACACCCGTGGAAGTTACTACATTGCCTGCTGGGCAAACTTTAACCACCCTTAATTTTACATTTCGATATATTGATGCTTCAACTGTTGACGTTAGTGTTAATGACGTAGAACTTTTAGAGTCTGCGTATAGTGTAACAAATCAAGTTATTACATTCACTCCACCATTAGTTGGAGTAACTGGCGGGTCAAAAATAACAGTGTATTTAAGCATGCAGTTCTCACGAACCAATGATTTAATCCAATCATCGCCAATATATGCTGCTGATTTAAATAAGCAATTAGATCGTTTAACTCTAATGTTGCAGCAATCAGAGTATGGCACAAGTAAGAGTATTATATTTGACCCATCGGATGCGGAGACATTGAATACAAAATTGCCAGTTGCAGCATTACGAGCAAATCGTGCATTAGTATTTAAAGCCGATGGCTCTGTTGATGTGAGTACTGATTTATATGTGAATCAAGTAGCATTATGTCAAGAGCAGGTAACTTTAGCTACAACACAAGCAACTAATTCAGCGAATAGCGCAACTGCGTCTCATGCTAGTGAGCTTTTGGCTAGAGACTGGGCGAATAAAGCCACAGATGTGGAGACAGGATTCCCCTCTGCTAAGACATGGGCGCAAACTGCTAGCGCAATAGCTATACCTAATGGCAGCATTACAGCAAACAAAATGAATACTACTGAGACATTTACATTTAATGATGTCACAACGGCACGCGGTCAGGCAGCATGTGCAAATGATTTTAGCACTGGTGGTGTTGTAAATGCATTTTTGTTACCGACTTCAAAAAGGATGACGTGGGGACGAATTATATTTACTACTGGTCAAACTTTTCAAACTGTAACATTCCCATTTGCTTTTACAAATGCTGCTAGTATATGTATTTCATGTACTCAATTAATGTCTGGAGGTGATACACTCGAACAAACTCCGATTACTACAGAGAACATAACAGCAACTTCATTTAGATTAAAAATTCCAACTGCTCCAACAGGTGCCGCTACTGTTACAATTATGTATCAAGCTGTAGGTACCTAATGTTGACAATATTATATTGATATGATATAATAGCCCAAGAAAATCAAACACAATATTTTATTCATAAAGCCCTAGGTTAATAGGATACCTTTAAGTAAAAATTAAGTGTTATTAAAAGTTTAATAATATTATTTTTTATAGGGTGTATTAGCATGTCTATACAAGCGTCGAACGTTTTCGCAACTATGATGACCAACTTAGTTAAGCCGATCTATCTTGATGAAGCTAAGCTAGCTGGTGTTATTCGTAAACAATCTGGTGTTGTTGGTGGTACTTATGAGTTTTTAAACGGTGGGTATAATACCGCGAGAGAAGTATCCTCAGGTGATAGTGCGCAACCAAACAATACTAAGTTCAATAAAGTACAAGTAATTTTAAGAGATTACGCAGCATGTGATTATACGAACATTTTTGATAAGCCAAAAATGACATTTGATGAACAGTCTTATTTGTCTAAGTCAATCGGTGGTGCTTTAGGTCGTAAAGTAGATCAAGTTATTATTGACACTATGAATGCTTTGACACCTGTTAATAGCAAACCAACAATTGATACCCCAAATATGGCAGTTATTAAAGGTGATGGCACATTCCCTACTGTTCCAGTTGCGTATGTTGCTGGAGATAGAGTTGCATTTTCTTTAGATGCCGTTAAAAAAGCTGCCACAATCATGAATAGTTTAGGTGTGCCAATGATGGGTAGAGGTTTTATGCTTACTCCAGAAGCGCTTGAGGCATTATTAAATGACACTACTGTGACTAGTTCTGACTTTAACACAGTTAAGGCATTGGTGCATGGTGAGTTAAATACATATATGGGGTTTAAGTTTTTCTTGATCGGTCAACGTCCTGAGGGTGGATTACCTGCTTCTACATATACTAGTGGACCTGCAGGTGGCACCGCTTTTGCATTTCATTCTGAGGCAATGGGTATTGCAATGGGTATTGAGCCAAGAGTTGAAGTAAACTATATCGCAGATAAAAGAGCTTGGTTAGTGGATGGTATCTTATCGTTGGGCGCATGTGTGATTGATAAAAATGGTTTGATTAAAATTATTCATGGTACTGTGTAATAGCATTCAATTTTAAAGAGGTGTTATTATGGCAGTTAATGTAAAATATTTTTTTATTAAAACATTTTGTGGATCTGGTGGTAACTTTTGTGCATACGATGGTAAATTAGCTGGTCATACGCTTGAGAATACTAGAGTCGCTGGGTTTTTTAACCCGAAGGCTCGTGATTTGCACGCTGGGGATATCATTATATGTAGTTGTACCAATGGTAATACGTTATATATGGTAGAGGAAACTCCGACATTTGATGGCGCTGGCAATCCGTCAAATGTAGAAGTCGCAGACACTGACAGCGGAGAGGTAATTAACCAAATTATGTTCCCGCTTCAGTATGAT